TCTCAAAATAAACGGTAACTAACGAACTTAAAACTAGCTCGGATAATGAATTGAACGTGAGACCTTCAAGGAGTTATTCGGGCTTTTTAATTTTATGGAACTAGCACGAATTTATCATAATTGGGAAAAATGGGAGGATTATAAGTTTGGTTTTTATGAAACATCTTCTGTAAAAAATAAAGATTTTTTAATACAAAAAGTAATAGAGTTGTTTTCAAACCATAAAAATACTGAATTCTATATGGATAGAGTTATTAAGGAATGGAAAAATTCATGTGAGCATAACTTAACTAATTTATCTTTAAATAGAATTGCATACATTGGACAAGCCGCTTGTTGCATTTATGCTAAAGTTCCATTTCAAATAACAATGAATGCATGGAATAAAGTAGATATTAATTTTAGAATAATTGCAGATAGTATTGCTAATAAAAAAATAAAAGAATGGGAACAAAATCAAAAATTAAAAAATACATTAAAGATTGGGAAAAAAAAGGGTATAAAAATGGAATACCAGACGAAGTTCCACTTTCAATAGAAAGGTTAAATATAGTGCCATCTTATAGAAAAATATGTATTGCATTAATGAAAAACGAAAACAATTTAGAAACATTGGGATTTTCAAGAAAAAAAACATTAGCTTATAGCGAACTTAAAAGAATAGAAATAGAACAAAGAGGTAATATAAAACAACTTAAATTAAATTTATGAACGTATTAGAGGCAACAAACAAAAGACTAGAAATTATCTTTAGAGATTTTGAAAATGTTTTAGTTGCATTTTCGTGTGGAAAAGATAGCGGGGTTATGCTATCATTAACTTATGAATATGCTAAAAAAAATAACTTATTACATAAACTATCTTTTTATTATGAAGATTATGAGGCTGGATATAGACATACAGATGAATATGCTGATAGAGTATTTTCTGCATTAAGTGATGTAAAGGCTAGGTATTGGCTATGTTTACCAATTTCAGCGGCTTGTTCTGTTTCAATGTATGAGCCTCGTTGGATTCCTTGGGATAAAGATAAAAAAGATATTTGGGTTAGAGATATGCCAAACTATGATTATGTTATAAACGAAGATAATTGTCCTTATGAATTCATAAAAGGTACAAAAGGTTTTGATGCACGTATTCAATTTAGTACTTGGTACGGAGATACATTTGGTAAAACTGCTGTTTTAATAGGTATTAGAGCAGAAGAAAGTTTAACAAGGCGTGGTATATTTACATCTCAGCACAGAAAACATATGCACAAAGGTTTGAATTATTCTAAGATAGTAGATAAAAATACAATAAATTTTTACCCTATTTACGACTGGCAAACAGAAGATATTTGGAGATGTAATAGTAAATTTGAATTTGATTATAATAAAATATACGATTTATATTATCAAGCTGGTTTAACAATAGACCAAATGAGGGTTGCTAGTCCATTCCATTTATCTGGTCAAGAAAATCTAAAACTATATAAAGTAATAGACCCAAATAATTGGGGTAAAATGGTTGGTAGAGTTAACGGGTGTAATTTTGGTGGAATATACGGAGGTACTTCTGCAATGGGATGGAAAAAAATAACTAAACCAAATCATTTTACATGGAAACAATATGCTGAATTTCTACTAGATACTTTACCAGAAGATACAAAAAAAAAATTTAACTACCATTTAAAAAGATTTGCAGATGTTTGGAAAAATAAAGGGTACGGTAGAAATCCAAGGGTAATAAAGCAAATTGAAAATGCTGGGGTTGAAATAGAAAGAACAGGAAATATAAGCAAACTATGTAAGAAAAAAGATATATACGAAATTATAAAAATAAAAGGCGATTGGGTAGATGAAATAAATATAGAAAATTCAACCCCGTTTAGACATTGCCCAAATTGGAAGGCAGTTTGTATAACAATAATGAAAAATGATTTTGGATTAACATATATGAGCTGTGGCAGAACTCAAGATAAAAATATATTAAAACAAAAAAGTATGACTAAATTTAAAAAATTACAAGATTTAAAAAAAATAAACAAAAAATAATAATATGGAAACAGAAACAAAACAATTTAAAAGTCCCGTTTATAATGTATTAAGAATACACGTTGATAAAATTAGGGCAAATGCTTACAACCCAAACGCAGTTGCACCTCCTGAAATGAAATTACTTGAAATGTCTATTTGGGAAGATGGATATACTATGCCAGTAGTAGCGTATTATATTCCTGAGGATGATGTTTATGAGATTGTCGATGGCTATCATAGATTTACAACACTTAAAACAAGTAAAAGAATTTTTGAAAGAGAGCAAGGTTATTTGCCATTAGTTGTTATTGAGAAAGATTTAAGTAATCGTATGGCATCTACTATTAGACATAATAGGGCTAGAGGTTCACACTCAATTGATTTAATGAGCCATATAGTTGCTGAATTGGTTGATAGTGGAATGAGCGATAATTGGATATTAAGACATATAGGAATGGATAAAGATGAACTTTTAAGATTAAAACAAGTAACTGGATTAGCAGCTTTATTTAAAGACCAAGAGTTTTCTAAGGCATGGGAGGATAAATCAAATGATTAATTTACCAACTAAAGATAAAAATGGAAAAAGTTTTTTAACATATTCTCAAATAGCATTATTTTTAAAAAACAAAAAAGATTATACAAAACAGTATATTTTAAAAGAACCTTTTTTTCAAAACAAATATATAAAGTTTGGTTTAAAGGTTGGTAATGCGATAGAAAAAAATGATTATTCTTTATTTACAAAAGATGAAAAAATTATATTAGATAGTGTTAAAAGATTAGATTTATTTGAAAAAAAATGTTTTTTAGATTTTGATGATTTTTATATTTCTGGAAGAATAGATAGTTGTACTTTTGATTTAACCGAAATTATAGATTATAAAACAGGCGGAGATAATAAAGAAATACAATATACTTTACCAGAGTATATTCAATTACCTTATTACGCTTTATCTATAAGGCAGCAAGAACAAATACACGTTAAGTCTGCAAGTGTTATATTTATAAAAAGAACTAAGGAACTGAAAATAGCAAATGAACCTCCATTAACAATTCCAATAGACATAAGCGAACAAAGATTAAAATGTGTTTATTACGATACAATTAAAATTGCAAAAGAAATTGAAATATTTTATGATAATTATTTAAAAGAAAACCCATGAAACTACTAGATCAAGCCTACCAAGAATACAAAAGCACACCTAAAGAACTTAAGCCTTTATTGTGCTTAAACGAATCAACTGGCTACTACATTGTGACTATTGGATTTAGTAAACAGTACACAGAAAGTAAAGGATTAAAAGTAATAAAATAAATGAAAATAAATTAGGATATTACAATTTAATGTTGTATATTTGCCCTAGTTAAGACTTGTGGGAGTCATTCAAAATTAACTAACTTATTAACCTACTGCCCGAGGAGCCCACACTCCAAAGGCGTAGGTTTTTTTATTTTAAAAAATATGGCAATTAAAACAATTTTTACAGACGACAAAGAAAACGGAACTAATGATGAATTAAGTGTATTTGCAGATAATGAAGATTATTTGACCATTACAATGAATGACCCATTAGATGGATATTCATTTTGTAAAATCCAAATTGATAAAGATAGTGCTTTATTATTATTAGATTTATTAACTAAAGAAATAAATTTAATGTAATGGCAGAAAATAAAAAATCATTTGTTCTTTACTGCGATTTAATTCACACTATTGAAAAGATGCCAGACGATAAAGCTGGTTTATTATTTAAACACTTACTTAGGTATGTTAATGACCAAAATCCAACTATTGATGACTTATTAATTGAGATAGCTTTTGAGCCAATTAAAAGACAATTAAAAAGGGATTTAGAAAGTTGGGAGCAGGAATTAATAAAAAAAGGTAATGGTGGGGCTTTAGGAAACTTAAAAAGATGGCACTTAGATTTATATAACAAAGTGATAAACAAAGAGTTAAGTTTACAGAAAGCAATTGAAGAGTCAAAAAATCGCATACCATCGCATAGCGATACTTTGCCATCGCATACCGTCGCATCTATCGCTGTAACTGTAACTGATACTGTAACTGATACTGTAAATGTAAATGATACTATAAATAAGTTTTTTGAAAGTTTATTAAACGGCTCTGATTTAGAAAGAATTGCAATGAATAATAAATTAACAATTATTCAAATTAAAGAATGTGTAGAACTTTTTAAGCCTAAAGCCGAGTTAAGTTATCAATCTTACTCTAAATTTGTAAACCATTTTAAAAATTGGTTGGTTTTAAATAAACCTAAAACACCACAATCACAACACGATTTTTTATTAAACGCTGGTAAAATGTAACTATGGAAGATTATAGCAAATACGGAATTAAAACAAGTAATAAAACTAAAGGTGAGTTTGCAACAACCTGCCCTAAATGTTCTCATGACCGCAAAAAGAAAACAGACCCATGCTTAAAAGTTAATTTAGATAAAGGGTGTTGGAAGTGTTGGAACTGTAATTGGGCAGGATATTTAAAAGAGGAGAAAATAGAAACAAAAAACTATATTAAACCAGTTTGGAGAAACCAAACAAATTTAAGTACAAACGTTGTTAAGTGGTTTGAATCTCGTGGTATAAACCAAAACACGTTAACAGACTTTAGAATTACTGAGGGTTTAGAATGGATGCCACAAGATAAAAAAGAAGTTAACTGCATACAATTTAACTATTTTAGTAAGCTAAACGAATATACAAATACTAAGTTTAGGACTGGCAGCAAAGGATTTAAACTTATCAAAGATGCTAAACTAACATTTTATAACCTTGATAAAATAGATTTTACTCAAAGGGTTTACATAGTTGAGGGTGAGATAGATTGCATGACACTATCACAATGCTCATTTAAAAACGTTTTAAGTGTCCCTAATGGTGCAAGTGTAGGAAATAATAGAATGGAATACTTTGATGACGTTAGCGAGGATATTTTTAGTTGCCCCGAAGTTTACCTTTGTTTAGATAATGATATTGCAGGACGCTCATTAAGGGAGGATTTAGCAGACAGAATAGGTAAAGAAAAATGTAAATATGTTGAGTTTAGAGATTGTAAAGACGCCAACGATTGTTTGAATAAATATGATTTACAGTCTGTTATTGTTTCAATAAGTGAGGCTAAACCGTTTCCATTAGAGGGGGTTTATACCATTAGCGATATGTCGGATGAGATTGACGATTTATATTATAACGGCTTAGATAAAGGGGTTAGTCTAAAAATTGATGGGTTTAATCTAAATATTGTTAAAGGTTATCTTTCAATTGTTACTGGCATACCATCACACGGTAAATCTGAATGGGTTGATAACATTTGTGTTCACCTTAGACGCCATCACAACTGGTCAGGTGCTTTTTACTCCCCTGAGAATAAACCAACAAGGCTACATTTTAGTAAGATAGCAAGAAAGATAGTAGGTAAAAATTGGATGGGCAACGATAAAATGTCAATACTTGATGTTAATTCTGTTAAAAAATACCTTGATAAAAAGATTTGGTTTATTAAACCTGAGAAAGATTTTACATTAAAATCTATTTTAGATCATGCCAAAAGAACTAAGTTAATGCACGGTTTAGATTATTTTGTTATTGACGCTTGGAATAAATTAGAACATAAAAATGATGGAGGCACAAATGCAATAGGTAAAGATTTAGATGAGTTAGCGTCATTTTGTGAACTTAATAATGTTCATTGTTTCTTAGTGGCTCACCCAACTAAGATGAAAAAAACAGATGGTAAAAACTTTGATGTACCTACCCTTTACGATATCAATGGCTCATCTAACTTTTACAATAAAGCAGATAATGGTATTTGTGTTTATAGAGATAAAGTAAATAATTTAGCGTATATTTACATTCAGAAAGTTAAGTTTAGTCATTGGGGGGAAGAGGGTAGTTGCTCTTATGCATACGAGCCAAACAGTACTAGGTATTATAAAGGGATGCCAGACTTTACAAATTGGATATCTGTTGACCAAGTACAAACAAAGCTACAAGACAACACAGACTTTCTAACAAGTCCACTTGATATTATAACAAACAACGGTAAAAACGAAATAGAACCATTTTAATATGACCCCACAACTAGCCCACGCCATAATTAAAAACTACCTTAAAACTCACAGCTTACCTACTAAAGATTGTGATGTTTGGGTAGGGGAGGTTAAATATACTTGGAATTATTTGTTAAAACTTTGTTATGGTATAAAATAAAGTAGTATATTTGAAACCGATGACACACCAAAGGGTAATCGAGATTATAATATCAAACGACAGTTATTTGAAATACTGCCACAAATTAG